TCATCTTCTGCTATTGTGTATGTTTCAATGTTTCCTTTATATAATAAAAAAGGGTCAGCTATAATTGCATTATTAGCATCTAAAAATGCTCTATAAATTGTTACTGCATCATTAACTATATTTTCTGCTAGTGCTAATGATATGTATGTTTGATCTGCTCCTGATAAAGCTATTGATATGCTTGATTTACCTATGTCAGTTTCTTCTGATACTTCAGGGTAACTTACTAAAAATTTGCTTGATGAATAAGTAACACTAGAGCCTGATACACTTGAAGTTAAATTATGTACGCAATCTGTAATATTTTGTGGAGTAGCAAAACCAATGGTAATTAAATGAACAGGCTTTATTTCATTTGTCGCTAGGTGATTCTTTACTGCCGTAGTTAAGTTTCTCGTCATAAATCTCGTATGTTGTTCTGTTTATTTTCTCACTATTCTTTATCACAACATAGCTAAAAGTTCCATCAGGGATTTGATGCCTTTTAAGGTCACTATTAATTAAATTAATTTCTGACTCATCAACTACTTTTTCAGCAATAACATCAACATTTACCCAATGTTTAATTAAATATTTTACCATTAAGTAGTTTCTTCAACATCTAACTCATATTTGTATAATAAATTTCCATCCTTATCAGTTCCTACTACTCCAAAAGACTGAACATCATTTACTAAATGAACTGTAAAAGGAACATTGTCATATGTAACTGCTGAATCATTTGCTATATCTGCAATTAATGGCGGCTCAATAGTTACTGTTGCCGCATTACTTGAACTTGTTACATCTGCAACCACCATATAAATTTTATCGTGCGAGGCAAACTTAATTAAGTCTCCTGCTTTAAATCTGCCTGCACCATCGCCAGCGAATCCGTCCATAGCTATTGTTGTATCTCCAGCAGATTGTGCACCATTAACTAAAACTGTTCCTGTTTCACTTCCTTTTGCATCTTCTAATTCTGGTGGGATAATAGTAAAATTTTCTTTTCCACTTCTTTGTTTAACAATAAAAGCCATCAACTCTCCATAGGCAGTTGCTCTAGTAGATGTAATAATAGAAATGGTAAATGCCCATCTTTGAGAATCAATAGTTCTTGATAATTTTTTACCACTTATAGATTTAGATATGATTGTACTTTGAATGGAACTGAAGCCCATTGTTTCAAATTTAGATGTTGATATAGGAAATGCACCACTCATTATATTAATTCTCTCTTACCTTTTTCATTTAAAGCATTATTTATTATTGAAGTTATAATACCTCTGTTTTCTACTAGAACAGAATTAAAGCTGTTTGAGTCTATGGCTTCAATATTAAAATTTACATTAACAGTTCCACCACCAGTTCCTCTTGCTGATTGTGTTATTTGACCTGAACTGTTTGGAATAAACATTTCTGCACCACGTTCTCCTACTACTACTGGCTTTCCTTTTGATACTGCACCACCTGTGTTCATCATAGGTATTCCAAAGAAAGAGCCTACTGCTTTTATTGCCGCTTGTTTTTTTATTTCTTTAGTTTGTTTTTTTAATTCATGTGTAACTTTTTCTTCGCTTTTTACTTGATCTTTTTTAAACGCACTTCTAATTGCTTCTTGAATAACTATTTGAATTGTAAAAGCTAAAACATCTACTAATATTCTTTGTGCTATTTCTTTCATTGTCATATTTAATTCTTTACCCATAATAACTGCTTCTGCTAAACCTCTTGAAAATGCTTTAATTCCACTTTGTACCATTTTAGCAAGTGTAGTATTAATACTTTCAAAGTCCTTTTTAAAATTTTCTAAAGTTGTTTCTCTAATTTTTTGTAAACTAACACCCATTTTTTCTGCCTCTTCTTTACTTGCCTCAAGTATAGACATCATTTCATTGTATTGTGCTTTTGAAATTTTGGCATTGATTTCTAAATTTGTTAAAAAGTTTCTAATTGCAGTTTCTGCTTCTCCCCAACTGTCTGCTGAATCTTCTCCTGTTTGTTTTATAGCTTTTAAAGGTGTTTTAAGTTTTTGTGCGGTTGCAAACATCTTATCAAATGTTAATAAATTAGCCTCAAAAGTTTCTTGACTAATTAATTTTAATGTTCTCATTCCAGCATTAACTTTATCCATAAGATTAGCATAAGTTTCTAAGACAGTACCTAATGCTGAACGGATAATATCTATTGTTGACATTATAAGTACAACTAACAATTTACCTTTGCCACCTAACATTAAAAAACCTATAATTCCAAGTTCTCTAATTCCAGATGGTAGTGCTTTAACTGATTGTATAATTCCTTCCATAGCAACACCTACTAACTTAAATACAGGCTTTAAAGTATCCATTAAAACTGCACCACCAATTAAAACATTTTTAACTGTTTTAATCATAAATTCAGATATTCGTATTGCTAAATTGTTTAAAACTGCCTCATTTGCTTCCATAATATTATTAATGTCTGCTAAACCTTGTTTTACAAAATCAAAAAATCCAGCTTGGTTAGTTTCTGTTTTAAATTTAAAAAGTTTATCTCCCAACATAGATAAAGTTCCTGTCATTGTTGTAGATAAAACTTCTGTTGCTTTTGCAAATCTACCATTTTCTCCGAATGTTTTTTCAAATGCCTCAATAGTTTCTTCTACTGATACTGTTGCTCCCATTTTAAATCCTAATAATGCTCTTACACCTCTTTCTCTAAATACATCTGCGGCGGCAATACCTCCTGAAAATGCTCTTTGAATTTGAGTTGCAGTTAGAGCAAAGTCTAGTCCTGTTACTGACGCAACATTACCTGTTATTTTTAATATTCTTGTTAAATCTTCTGCGTCTTTTGCTACGACTGCCAAGTTTCCAGATGCTTGTGAAATTTCTTCAAGAGAGAAAGGAACTTTAGCCGCAAATTTAGTTAGGTTTTGAAAAGCTTTAGCACCCTCTTTTGCATTACCAAATAGAAAGTTAAATCTTACTGCTAAATTTTCTACTTCCATTCCTGTTTTTAATAATGATCTTACAACTAAACCACCACCGATACCTATTAAAGCAGATTGAACTGAAAATACTGCACTTCTTAAATTTGTTAAACCAGCACGAATACCATTAAAGGCTTGTTTTGTTTTATCTTTTGCTAATATATTTAATACTAAATTTTGTGCCATTATCTATGCCTTGTTTTGTTCATAGCCATTTCGTGTTCTTCATTTTCTAACATTAAAAAGCCTATCCAATGGTTATACTCCCATTCTTCCATTTGTAAAACTTCTTTTAAGGATATTTTTAACCTATCTGCTACAAGAAAACAATTCTTAAGTTCAGGATCAGATTTTAGTTTTTTTTTACTTCTTCAGGATTGATTGCTTTTACCATTTCTGTGGCTATGCGTGAGAGGACATCAGAATCTACTTTGTGCATTAAACCTAGTTTATCTTCTAATGTAAATAGTTTATTGCCATCTTTATCAATAGCTTTCATAACTAAAATATCAGCAAGAATACTGACATCATTTAGATTATCAGACTTTTTAAATAATTTATTTTTTTCAGATAAGGTTATAGGATTCCAATATATTACACTAGGATTGCCAGCTTCATCTTTCCATTCATCAACCTCCATGTGCTGAACACCTAAAGACTCAAAATGAGATTTGGCTCTGTCAATAAATTTCATACAGTATTATTATACAGTTGCTCTTGTCAATGCTCCTGTACCTTGAAAAGTAACTGATCTTGAAATGATTGCATCCATAGAGTTATTAACTGACATTCCAGTTATAATTCCTGTTCCTGTAAATTTTTCATCTCCAGAAGAATTACCCTCTGGTAATAAAACAAAAGATATAGAGCTTCCTACTGTTAAAGTTTGTTGTGGAGAATCAGTTTCATCATAACTCATTTCTAATGAGCCACTAAATGATGTTCTTCCAGCAACAAATGATTTAGTTGCATCTGTTAAAGCTGTATCTTCTACAACATCTGCAGTAGTTTCAAGTGTAAAACCTGTCAGTTCCCCAACACCTGATCCACCAGCAGTTACGACTCCTTCTTTTCCGTGATGTGTTGCCATGTTTTAGTTTCCTTTTTACTTGTTTGTTTGTTTTGTTTTTCTTGTTTCCAACCTAAATCTAAAAAATTATCAAGTTGAGTTTCATTAATTGTAACTTCATTCCCATCTTTATATAATTTAATGTCTTTAGCCATAATGTCTTTTACTATTTATCTTCTTCTTCGTCAAGTTCTTCATCATCTTCCCACTCATTTTCTTCATCTTCCATATCCACAGTATTACCATCGTCTATTTCTCTATGAGTGTCAATAAGTTCTTTAATATCTGCTACTAATTCTTCAATTTTATCTAATTTTTTTTCTGCTTTGTCTAGTGTTTTATCGTTCATAATTTATCCTATGGTGTTGCACTTTGATGTTCATAAACTACTCTTACAACCATACTAATTGCACCGTATGGAAAAAGTGTACCAGCATCAGTTTCTAAACTTACAACTTCTGTATCTAGTGCTTTATTGTTTCTTGTTATATCAGATTCAAGTTGTGTTTCAATGGCACTTGCTAAATTATTTCTTGCTGTATCTATATTACTTTCTACACCTTTAACATATCCTGTAATTAAAAATTCTAATGTAGCTATTCTTGTTTTAGCACCATCGCCTAATTCTTGATCTTCTTTTGTTTCTTCTTGTGTTTGTACAAGCACTGCTGGATATTGTGATTCTGCTAGTTCTTCTAGTGGAAATGGTTGTCTTGTACATTTCTTTACACTTGGGCTAGAAATTGCTAAAATTGTGGTAACAATATGGCTAGCTATATCTTCTCTATTGCTCATATCTTTAACCTTTTAATTTCTTTTTTCATAAACTGTTCAAATGTTCTTCTAATAAGTTTTTCTGTTTGTAAATTAAACTTAAAAAATATTCTTTCTGGAAGTTTACCTAAACCTTTTTGATGAAACAATGCTTTTCTTGCTTGAGTTTGACTTCTAAAAAAAAGTTGTACTTGATTCTTATTTTTTAATTTACTATCAATAGACTGCAACATCCTATTTGTGTCTTGCAAATTAACTACTGTTTTACCTTTTTCTTCTGCATAAGACGGACTATAAGGTGTAAACTTTCTTTTATTAAAGTCTAAACCTCTATCAGTTCTTGTAGTAATTATTTCTTTTAATTGTACACCAGCTTGTTCTAAACCCATTGTGACAATATTAGGAAATCTTCTAAAAAATTTATTATATCTTTTTCTAACTAATGGTAAATTAGATGTTACTTTTGCATTTAGCATTATCTTGTCAATCTTCTACTTCCATGTAAAGATTCTCTTTCATTTACAGAAATTGTAGCATTTGCATCTGAATCATACTCTACACCATCTTCTAAGATTGATTGAAACTCGCTATTAAATTCTCCTCTATAAAACTCTATCATTCTTTCAAATCTATCTTTATCTGCTTC